GATTAGAGGATTCAACAATGAAACTGACAGAACTATCGGCACCTAAGCCATCAAAGCAAATAGCCAAAGTATTCGAAAGTTACTTTGGTTCACGTATTAGTTTTGACCAACTTACTCGTGGCCAAACTACACAAATGCTGACTCGTGTGCGAGGAGTACTAGGTGAGCATCGTGCCACCGCCGCTCGCCACACCAGCGAACGTGACCCAAAATACTTGCAATTGGTAATGATGGAGCAAGCTCTATCCAGCCGCTTGCAGGAAGACAACTTGCCAATTGCACCTGCTGCACCTGTTGCTGGCGCTGCTGCACAGCCCAAGCCTGCTGCTCCTGGCACTGCCAACAAAGATCCCAAGGTCGATGCTGCAATTAAAAAATCTGCTGCTGGACAAACACTCAATCCTGAAGAACAAAAACTTGTGGCTGGCGCTGCCATGATGGCCGCTGAAAGCCGTTTGCGTCGTGTGATGAAACGTCTAAACGAAAGCGAAGTTCAACAGGCTCAAGTGGTTCTGGCTGCACAAGACATGGTTGACAAAATGCAAGGCATGCTGGAAGATGTTACAGAATTGCAATTCAAAGAATTACCAGCTCTGGTTGATTCAATCAAGAATCAAGTGGGCATAGAACAAGCTCAACAATTCAACACAGATGCTACTGCTGCACTCAGCGGACTAGTTGGCAACTTGCAAGGTGCCAAACAACAACTGGACGCTGCATTGAATGTGGTAACTGGTCAAGCTGCGCCCGGCGGTGCTGTTCCTGGAGCAGCTGATGCTGCCATGGCCGGCGCTGACATAGGTGCTGCTGGTGCTGACATGGCCGCTGCTGACGACCTAGGTGCTGATGCCGCCGCCGACATGGCCGCCGCCGACATGGGTGCTGAACCTCCTGCTGCGGCACTTGGACGAGCACGTAGATAATGCGTATAGATGAAGTTGCTTCATCTACACCAGATCCCAATGCACTAACGGGTCTGGTGTCTTTTCTAAACGGTCGTGCCAACGATACCAACGCACAAAAACAAATCAGCCAGGCAGCATTTATCAGTCTGGCGCAGAGCCTAGACATCAATGTTAATGATAGAAATCTAGGCGAGCTGATCAATCAACCTCCATTGAGCAACTTGATAGAACCACTGGATCCTAATTCAGGCGTGGTCACTTTCAAAGGTGCCGAAATTGGTCCAACTGCAATGCCAGTTAATGCGGCACAAGACATTGTTGCTGCTGCTGCCAAGTCAGCAATGAAACGACCAATGTAATCAAACTGGTTGACTAGTTGGTGCATTGGCAGTATACTTAATACAAGGAACCAATATGGCTTATTCAGACAAAGTGGTAGACCACTACGAAAACCCCCGCAACGTCGGCTCTTTTGAAAAAGGCGATGACACCGTAGGTACCGGCATGGTGGGCGCTCCCGCTTGCGGCGACGTGATGAAATTGCAAATCAAAGTCATTGATGGGATAATCACAGATGCAAGATTTAAAACATACGGTTGCGGCAGCGCGATTGCGTCAAGTTCGCTTGTTACTGAGTGGGTCAAAGGACGTACCCTTGAGCAGGCGGAAACGATCAAAAATAGCGAAATTGCTACTGAGCTTGCCCTCCCCCCTGTTAAAATTCATTGTTCAATACTTGCAGAAGATGCCATCAAAGCGGCGGTAGCTGACTACAGGATCAAACATGATCTTGTTCACTGATACTGCCAATAACAAAATTAAACGATTGTTAGAAAAACGCGGCGGCATAGGCATACGGCTGGCAGTAAAAACCACAGGGTGCTCGGGTCTAGCTTATGTGCTAGAATATGTTGATGCACACACCGGTGACAGCAGCACCATAAATTATGCCCAACCAGATTTTTCTGTGCTGGTGGACAAAAAACACGAAGTATATCTTGACGGCATGACTGTGGATTATGTTCGCCAAGGTCTCAATGAAGGTTTTGAATTTTCAAACCCCAACGAACGCGACCGCTGTGGTTGTGGAGAAAGTTTTAGAGTTTAAATGATAGTCAACAGATACAACTACACACCCATCAATAGAGAAACCATAGACGGCAAGAGACACTACTGTTTGCCCGACGGAACCAAGGTACCCAGTGTGACCACAATCCTGGATCGCACCAAGAGTGAAGAAAAACGTCAGGTCTTGGCCAACTGGCGCCGGCGAGTGGGCGAACAAAAAGCACAAGAAATTACTACAGAAGCAGCCAACCGCGGTACACGTATGCACAGCTATCTTGAGCACTACATGCTGCATGACGACATGAAGCCCTTGCCCGGCAATCCTTTTGCGCATCCTTCGTGGTTCATGGCCGCCGAAGTTATTCTACAAGGCCTGTGCCATGTGAATGAATTTTGGGGCGCAGAAGTTCCTGTGTATTATAGTGGGTTATATGCTGGTACCACAGACTGTTTGGGGGTGTGGAAAAACCGACCAGCTATCATGGATTTTAAACAAACCAACAAGCCTAAAAAGCGTGAATGGATTGATGATTATTTTGTGCAGTTGGCAGCGTATGCAGCAGCACACAACGAAACACACGGCACAACCATTGACTGCGGTGTTATTTTAATGGCTCAACAGCCCGACATGCTAGCCGACGGTAGCCTGGGCAAGCCTGTGTACACAGAGTACGTGATCGAAGGCGATGAGTTTGCACACTGGAACAATGAGTGGATGAAACGAGTTGAGCAGTACTACGCCACACGCTAAATATGTGATACTTCAAGGACTATCACCGTGGCAATTGTACAAATCTCCAGAATAACTCAAAGAAAAGGTCTTGCAACTGACCTACCACAGCCCTTGGCTGCTGCCGAACTAGGGTGGGCAATTGATGATCGTAAACTCTACATTGGCAATGGCACAATTGCCGAAGGCGCTCCAGTAATTGGCAACACAGAGGTATTGACTGAATTCAGTGATATTCTCAGCTATGCTACTGAATATACATATGCAGGCGAAGCAGCAGGATATGCTGTGCAAACTGGTGGCGGTGGTGAACCTATCAGTCAAAGTCTACAGTCGAGACTGGACAGTTACGCAGTAATCACTGACTTCGGTGCCACCGGCGACGGAACCACTGATGTCACAGCAGATATCAATCGAGCATTTTATGAAATATATTGTCGTGAAGTGAATCCACAAATTCGCCGCAGCATATTTTTCCCTGCCGGCACATACATCATCACAGACACCTTGTTGATTCCACCTTTCTGCAAATTGTATGGCGAAGGTGCAGAGTCGACCGTTATCAACTTTCGGGTTCAGACCTGGACCAACACCATTTTTTATGCACCAGGCGTATTGGTCTATGACGCTGGCACCGCTGCATATTACAGAAGCCTAAGCGAAGTGCCCATTGGAACATCTATTGGATCTGCCACATACTGGCTGGCAGAATCCTTGCCACCTTATATAGGAAGAACCACAGACAGTCTACAACAAACTGGTCTGAACATTGGATCCAACAGTGCCTTGCCGCCAGGGTCAGTTGAAATCTCAGGCATGAGATTTGAAACAAATCAAACAGAACAAAATGGTATCTTGATCGAAGCCGCAGACAATTGCGTTTTTGACAGTGTATCCGTTGGCGGTCCTGGCACAACTACCACACTGCAAACTGCCACTGCTGATACCAGTTGTGTGGTCTGGAACAGCACCGGAAGCTACATTTGCAAACATGTGGTCTGGAACAACTGTCAATTCTCAGGCATGGTCTGGGGCACCAACACAGATGAACAGATCGAAGGCTGCACCATCAGCAACAGCACATTTGATACCCTGTACCAGGGTGTGTACCTTGGGAACACCGTGGCACCTGCGGTGGGACCAACTGGTGTACGAATTGTGCAAAACACCTTTGACAATGTGTACGCCGAGGGCATCAGTATTGTAAATGTTGGCCTCAATGCCAGTGCCTACAATACCTTCTATGATGTGGGCAACTGGTTCCAGGGCACCGCAACACCGGTTACTCCAGTGATTGATATCAATGGCAACAACAATGTCAGCATAGGCGACATGTTTGAAAGAACCACGCAGTATGCTGATGCCCTGCATCCAAGAATCAAACTGAACAATCTCAATGGCATTGCACTGGGCATGAATGTCAGTAACATTGTGTTCTATGAAAGCAATGTGGCAGATCTTACCATGGCCAATCAGTTGGCAGTAGGCACATATCAGCGCACAGCAGGCATACAGGACATTATTGCCAACAACTCTTCGGCCAACCTGGCCTATATCAGCGGCACATACATCAGTAGTTTCCAAATGGACTATACCATTGTTCGTGATGTGTATCGACGATCGGGTACGCTGTCAGCTGTCAAGGGGCAGGCTAGTGGTGGCACAGGATTTACATACACTGACAACTTCATAGAAAACGGCGCCACAGGAGTCACCTTGACGGCTGCTGCCGACGGCGCCAATGTGCTGGTTTCCTATTCTTCAACCAATACGGTTTCGGGCACAATCAATTATTCAATAACCAATCTCGGTTGATGTGGCCCTCCACCTTTGAGCAGCGACTTGAGAGTTGGTCACAACTCCGGGCCCAGGCTGCCCAGACTGATTCTGAATCGGCCCTGTGCCAGATCAACGCCTGGTGGTTTCGCGCTCCCTGGCGTGCCTA